GGAGTTGTAGTTTACGGACAGAAAACATTACAAACTAAAGCAAGTGCTTTGGATCGTGTAAACGTTCGTCGTTTGTTGATTGCTCTTAAATCTTACATCTCTCAAGTTGCTAACAACTTGGTGTTTGAACAGAATACAATCGCTACTCGTACAAGTTTCTTGAACCAAGTTAACCCATATTTGGAATCAGTACAACAACGTCAAGGTTTGTATGCTTTCAAAGTAGTTATGGATTCAAGCAATAACACTCCAGATGTAATCGATAGAAATCAATTAGTTGGTCAAATTTACTTACAGCCTACTAAGACTGCTGAATTCATTTACTTGGATTTCAACATCTTACCTACAGGAGCTACTTTCCCAGCGTAATTTTTTAAAAACAGAATATTTATAACAAAACAAATAAATAAATAAAATGGCAGTATTAGATCCAAACGAAATATTTTTCACAGCCTTTGAACCCAAACAGGCAAACCGATTCATTATGTATATTGACGGTATACCAGCGTATGAGATTAAAGGTGTTGGTGCAGTCACGTTAACCCAAGGTACAGTACCTTTAAATCATATAAACGTTCAACGCTTTGTAAAAGGTAAAACCACTTGGGGTACTATCCAATTTACATTATTTGATCCTATCACTCCTTCAGGAGCACAGGCGGTAATGGAATGGGTACGTTTACACCACGAATCAGTAACTGGACGTGATGGTTATAGTGATTTCTACAAGAAAGACTTAACATTCGACGTATTAGGACCTGTAGGTGATATCGTTTCAGAATGGATTATCAAAGGTGCCTTGATTACAGAAGCTAACTTCGGTGATTACAACTGGGATACTACAGATACAGCTGTTAACATTACAATGACCGTTCAACCAGATTATTGTGTGTTGAATTTTTAATAAAATTACAAGTATTATTGAAGGAGCTCGCATTTTTTGCGAGCTTCTTTTTTCTTTATATATTTATAACAAAATAAGTTTATGAACGAATTTAAGTTTCCCACAGAAGTTGTAGAATTACCCTCAAAAGGTCTAATTTATCCACCATCATCTCCCCTATCCTCAGGTCAAATTGAAATGAAATACATGACCGCTAGAGAAGAAGACATTTTAACCAATCAAAATTACATTAAACAGGGAGTAGTTTTAGAAAAACTATTAAAATCACTTATTGTTACTAAAATTGAATATGATGAATTAATTATAGGTGACAAAAATGCGGTAATGGTAGCTGCTCGAGTATTAGGTTATGGTAAAGATTATTCTTTTAAAATGGGTGATGAAATTGTTACTGTAGATTTAACTCAATGTCCTATGAGATATTTAGATGAGTCTAAAGTTACTAAAGGAGTTAATTCTTTTGAGTATACATTTCCATCAACAGGAAATACTATTACTTATAAAATTTTAACCGGTAAAGATGAAAAACAAATCCAAGCCGAAATTGAAGGTCTTAAAAAGATTGATAAAAATGCATCAGCCGAATTATCTACTAGATTAAAATACTTAATTACCTCAGTAAATGGTAATGAAGATAAAAAAACTATTCGTGAATTTGTTGATAATTACCTTTTAGCAAAAGACTCCAGAGCATTTAGAGAACACTTAAAAACAACCCAACCAGATGTAGAATTAACGGCTAAATACTTGACTGAAAACGGTGTTGAGGAGGACATTGATATTCCAATCACTGCCAACTTTTTTTGGCCTGACTCAGGAATATAGACTTAATTTATTTAAATCAATCCACGATATATGTTATAATGGTAATGGTGGATATGATTATTATACTATTTACGATATGCCTATATGGTTAAGAAATTTAACTTATAAATTAATAGCCGAACAAAAAGAAAGAGAAAGAGAAGCATACAGTAAAAAGTTTGATAATGGAAATAAAATAGATTTTAATAAACCTAAAGAAGCAAAACAATCATATAGTAAAGTTGACGTACCTTCTTATGTTACAAAGGCATCTAAAAAATGATGCCTTTTAATATTTATAATAAAATTACATTAAATGGCTGATAATAAAAATATTAAATTTTCTAAAGAAGAAATAAATAATGTTAAGGAATTTAATAAAGCCTTTAGAAATGTTAATGATGAAGTAAATTCTTTATTTGAAGGCCTAAACTCAATATCCGATGAAATAAAAGGACAAGTTCAAGGATATCAATTAGCTAATAAAGCAGTAGGTAATCTTACGGGTGTTTTTGGAAAACTAAAAGACATTCAGGATAACATTAAAACAGCTAACTCTAAAGATTTAAAAACTCTTCAAGAAAAAGCATTAGTTGAAAAGAAAAATTTAGAACAATCTCAACGTTTATTAAAAGATAAAGCTACTAGTGTTGGTTTATCTGAAAAAGAAATAGCAACCTTAGCTAACGTAAATGGTCTTTTAGAGGAACAAGAAGGATTATATAAAAATATAGAATCTACTTTAGCTCAAGTAGTACAAAACGAACAAATTATTAGTGAAACAACAGGGACTTTAGGTGCTTTAACTGAAGGTTTTGGGGAAGGTTTAAAAAAGGCAGGATTTGGAGCCCTTGAAACTAAATTAGGACTAAATTCTGCTTTACAAAGTACTAAAGATTTAGTAGCAGCTGGAGAAGGTAATGTTTCTAAAATGGAGGCCGCAGGTCATTTAGCTAAACAATTAGGTTCTAACTTAATGAAAAGTTTAGGTCCTATTGCTTTAATAGCAATAGCTATTGAACAATTAGTTAATGCCTTTAAAGCGATAGACAGTTCATCAGGAGATACTGCTAAAGAATTAGGTATTTCTTATAGAGAAGCTCAAGGTCTTTCATCTGAAATGAACCAAATAGCATCTTCATCAGAAGATATTATGGTTAGTACTGAAGGACTTATGAAAGCTCAAAGTTCCCTTAATAATATGTTTGGCACTTCAGTTAAGTTTAGTGGTGAAATGGCTGAAGAATTTGATGCTATCCAAAAACGACTTAAACTTTCAGATGAAACCATGGCTTCATTTACAAAGTTAGGTTTATTAAATGGTAATTCTCTTAAAGAAAATCTTAATACTGTAAATAAAACATTACTTCAACAAAACCAACAAAATAAAACATCATTTTCTCAAAAACAAATACAAGAAGCTATTGGTAAAACATCATCAGCTACTCGTTTACAATTAAGAGGTAGTACTGAAGAACTAGTTAGAGCAGCCGTTAATGCTAAAAAATTAGGTTTAGAAATAGAAGATTTAGGTAGAACATCAAGTGCATTATTAGACTTTGAATCATCTATATCCTCAGAATTAGAAGCTGAATTACTTACTGGTAAAGATTTAAATCTTGAAAGAGCTAGAACAGCGGCTTTAAACGGAGATAATGCTACTTTAGCTGCTGAAATGGCTAAACAGATAGGCACAGCTGCTGATTTTGGAGAAAAAAATGTTATTCAACAAGAGGCATTAGCTAAAGCTTTTGGTATGGGTCGAGAAGATCTTGCTAAAATGTTAGAAGCCCAAGAAAATCAACAAAAACTACAAAAATTAGGATTTGAAGACCTTAATTCAGCTCAAAAAGAATATAACAGATTAGTAGCTGAGGGTGCTTCCCAATCCCAATTAGAAGCTAAATTTAAAGATGAAGCTTTGAAATCTCAATTAGAATCTGTATCCCAACAAGAAAGACTTTCAGCAATCACTGGACGTTTACAAGAGTTATTTATAGGGTTAATGGAACCTTTAATGCCTGTTTTTGATGTTTTTATGGACATTTTTGAAAAGGCAATTAAACCTATAATGAAAGTTTTAACCCCTGTGCTTAAAGTATTAGGAGATATATTTCAAGGAGTATTAGTTCCTGCTTTAAATATGATTATGGAACCTATAAAAGAAATAGGAACCCTAATAGAAGAGATGCTTCCCGCCGGAACTAGTTTAGGAAATACTTTTAAAACTATAGGTCAAATTATTGGACCCTTTATTTTAGCTCCTTTTAGAGCCGTATTTTTTGTTATAGATACTATTAAAGAACAAATAAAAGGAATGTTTAGTATCTTTGAAGGAATTGGTGATATACTACAAGGAAACATTACCGAAGGATTAAAAAAAGTAGGAATGGGTATAATGAGAACAGTTTTATCCCCAATTCAGGCTATTATTGATTTAGCTATTGGTTTAGTTAATAACATAATTGATGGTCTTAATAATGTTCCGGGTATTGATATATCTCCTATAAAAAAATTTAACGTAACGGATGCTGTGTTTATGGCTGAAGGAGGTATTGTCACAGGACCTACTAAAGCGGTAATAGGGGAAGCAGGATCTGAAGCAGTAATTCCTCTTGATAAATTTTATGCTAAACTAGATGAACTTATTTCAGTTGTTAAATCTGGAGGAAACATATACTTAGATGGTACTAAAGTAGGTACAGCAATGAACGTAAGCACTTATAAAGTTCAATAACTTTAATATTTATAACAAAATACAACTATGGGACTATTAGATAAATTACAAACCGCAGGTTCAAATTTAACCTCATTTGATGGAAAAACACCAGCCAAATATGATGGTATTTCCCAATACCAAAAAGGGTTAGCAACTTCCCAATTAGATTTAGACGGTAAACAACCTTTAGCTTACGATAAGCAATCAAATTACCTAGAAGGATTAGCAACTTCTCAGTTGGATTTAGATGGTAAACAACCTTTAGTTTACGATAAAAGATCAAACTATGAAACTGATTTAGCTATTTCTCAATTAGATTTAAACGGATTAGCTCCTAAAGTAGCTGGAAAATTACCTTACTTAGATAACTTACCTAGATAATAATGGGTTTAATTGACCTTAAAACGGATCTTAAGTCCCTAAGATATGGGAACGACAGGGTATACGGAGGTAATAGTGGGCAACCATATATTACTACACCTATCCCTGATGATATTTCTCCCTATATAGGAACAACAGATTTTTTGTTAAGAGGAGGGGTCAATGCTGCTTTAGATTCTTTAGAGGATGTTAAGCGTTTAGGTAAAATGTTTATAGATACCAAATCACCAAATGGTATCCTTTTTATAGCAAAACAACAATTATTATCACAAACCTCCGTTAGAACACAAACTAGTGGAGTTATAAATAATGGTACATATTCACCATTAAATACATTAGCGGAAGCCGGTCTAATAGCGTTTGGTGGCCATTTAAACAAACAAGGCACCAACCCATTTGCCGAAACAGGAGCATACGCTAATAACATAAACTTATACCAAACACGAGTTACATCAACCCAACCATCAGAAAATAATAGATTGGTTGGTTTATATGATGCTATAACACGTGATAGATCTATTGCTAACTGGAATCTTTCTGGTTTTAATTTAAATGTAGGACCTAATGTTTTATCGTACGATGGAGGTCCTAATGCTATAAACGGTAAAGGTCAAACAAATATCAGATTTGCTAGTCCAAACCAAAGAACAGGTGTTCAAAATCCACAAGCAGTAACAAATCCAAGTTACTTTTATGGTTCATACAAGAAAGTAGTAGAACCAGGATTATACTTACAAACAATCAACAGTACTGATCCTAGTACTATTTCCGGAGTATCAGGAAAATATATAAGACTTACTAAAGATACTTTTAGTAACCCATATAATAATTTAGGACAATTAGGACAAGGATATTATAATTTTAGTGTTTATGAACCCGCTATTGAGGGAAATACATGGCCTAAAAATAGTCCTTTAATATATGAAAACAATACATTTACCTATAACCAAGAGGATTTAATCCAAGAGGAAGTAAATACAGGTAAATTTTCTGGTTCACCTAGAATTCAAGATTTTAGAAAAAAATTAAGAGCTAAATTAGGTGTTAATACTGCTCAAGGTAAAGCAGCAGCAGAATCAGGAGCAACTCCCGACTCATTAAATTATTCAGGAGAAAATGCTGGTAATATAGAAAAACGAGTTAATATAGGAGATCCAGGTCAACGTGCTAATAAAAGCTATGTTTCTTATGTTGATGGAGTAGTTAATTTAGCTACTAATGCCTCTTATTATAGTAATGCTAGTGTTAAAGGTATAGGACAAACTCCAGTAGGATTAGATAAAATTAATTCTTTACCAATTTATAGAAGCCAAGCAGTAGCTCAAGATCCTATAGTAAACGATTTAGTAAAATTTAGAATAGCTGCTATTGATAACAGTAGTCCTTCCTTTAAAACGTTTATGCACTTTAGAGCATTTTTAGATTCTATGTCTGATGCTTATAGTGCTAACTGGAACTCCATTCAGTATTTAGGAAGAGGTGAACAATTCTTTACTTACGGTGGGTTTACTAGACAAATTTCATTAGGTTGGACTGTAGCAGCTCAATCAAAACAAGAGCTTATTCCAATGTATAAAAAATTAAACTACCTTGCCTCACTAATAGCCCCTGACTATAGTTCAAACGGTTATATGAGAGGTAATTTAGTACAGTTAACAATTGGAGGTTACTTATACGAACAACCCGGTTTTATAACTGGTTTGACTTTTGATATGAGTGAAAGTACTTGGGATATAGCTATTAACGATAAAGGACAGGGAACAGACGGAACAGTTAAAGAATTACCTCACATTATTAAAGTAACAGGATTCAGCTTCACACCTATTCACAGATTTATACCTAAGAAACAACAATTAACATTTGGTGCTGATGGTAAAGGTTTTGTTGAAAGTAGTGGAGATCAAAGATTTATTGCTTTAGCTAATGGAGAAAACATAGATCAAAGTAATTATAATTTAGATAATACAAGTACAGCTCCTATAACACAGGCTCAATAATGAATAGATATCAAAACATACCAAAAGAAAAGATAAATGGAATTTTAGCATACCGAACTTCTCGTTATCCTGAAGTCCCTTTGTCTGAAAATGATGTGTATGTTTATACTACTCAAGGAGATCGTTTTGATGTTTTAGCACAACAATATTATGGTGATAGCTCTTTATGGTGGGTTATTTCTATAGCAAATACAGGTGGTGCTGGAACTTCAACACAAGCTGATTTACCACAAAATTCATTAGTAATACCTCAAGGTATCCAAATCAGAATACCTGCAAATTATACTGCTGTTATAAGAAATTTTAATGTAATAAATGCCTAACAATGAACATAGTAGGAGAAGGTTTTTCGGAAGAAATTATAGGACAAATTGATGTCCGTCAAAAGGTTATAGGTTCTATAAACAGAACTAATGAACAATTAACTTATTTAAATACTAAAACAGGATGGGCTAAATTAGTATCATCTGTTGATATTGAAGGCGAAGCACCTAGAGGCATAGGATTATCAGGAGCAGAATTAGCTAAACAATATGTTTTATTTAATGGTACCTCTAATGAATCCCCTAATACAGGTGGACAAGAAACATACCAAAAAGCAGGTGTAGCTACAAGTAATGTTATGCATACTAAGTATGCTTATGGTGTTGGAGGATTAGATTTTGGTTTACGACCAATGCCTGGTATTAAATCAGCATCAGTTAAAACAGAAACTAGAGGTTCTTTAAAAACAGCAACTATTCAAATACAAGCCAATAACAGACAACAATTTGATATTATTGATATTTTATACCTTCGTTTAGGATATTCAGTATTATTAGAATGGGGTTGGAGTTCTTATTTTAATAATGATGGTTCTTATGTTAACGATAATCCTTATAGTTTAGCTGATGACTTTTTATTAGGTAAACTAAAGTATAATGATATATTAAAAACAATTCAAGAACGAAGATTAGCATCTAAAGGTAACTATGATGCTATTATAGGTAAAGTAGTTAATTTTACTTGGAATTTTACTAAAGATGGTACTTATGAAATTACTTTAACCCTAAGAAGTTTAGGTGATGTTATTGAGTCTTTAAAAGCAAATGCT